AATGATGAATTTCAAGCTGTAGAGGCTAAGGCTGAAGCAGCACCAACTCAGGAAGAACCTACGATCCCTGAGAAGTATAAGGGTAAATCGTTAGATGACATCATAAGGATGCACCAGGAGGCTGAAAAGCTAATTGGTCGTCAAGCACAAGAAGTTGGAGAAGTTCGTAAGTTAGCTGATGAACTCATCAAAAGGCAAATCACACCGCAGGATCAACCTGCTAAAGCTATCGAAGATGATACTGACTTTTTTGCCGATCCTGTTAAGGCAGTTAATAAAGCAGTTGAATCCCATCCAGCAGTTGTTCAGGCTCAACAGGCTGCAACACAGATGGCTAGGATGCAAACAGCAAACAGGCTAGCTCAATCACACCCTGATTATACTCAAGTCATTACTGATCCTGAGTTTGCTTCGTGGGTGAATGAGTCACCTGTACGTCAAAGATTGTACGTAGCAGCAGACAAACAGTTTGATTTCGATTCCGCTAATGAGTTGTTGTCTAACTTCAAAGCATTGAAGAAAGCTAAACAGGACACTGTTCAGCAAGCAGCACAGCAGCTTCAGGAACAACGTAATCAAACACTCAAAGCAGCTACTGTAGCAGTTGATGGTGCTACTGGTGAGACGAGCAAGAAAATTTATCGTCGAGCAGAACTTATTCGGCTCCAAATGACTGACCCTGAACGTTATATGGCTAATCAAGATGACATCATGTTAGCTTATAGCGAAGGTAGGGTCCGATAACCTAAAATTTAAAGGACATTAAAATGGCTTCAGCAGCTTATCCTGGAGGTAGTTCCTCCATCGTAAACAAGACCAACGCAGATAAATTTGTACCTGAGATTTGGTTGTCGTAACTGGCCAAAGTAAAACCGTTTCTAAATAACTGGGAAGGGTGTTAGAATACCCCAATCAGAGGGAACACGATAAACCAAAGTCGCATATCAATACCAGGAGGTATTATGAAGCGAGTAAGTTGGAAGTATTTAGCAGGGTTGATTGACGGTGAAGGTTGTATAGACCTCGCCACAACCAAAGTAAACGAACAGTTCTATGTTCAGCCAAGAGTCAGAGTAGGAATGTCAGACTCAGCAAAGTTTTTGTTAGAGATGAATCAGCAAAACTTTGGCGGACACATGGAACATCGTGAGAGTAAGAACGACAATTGGCAATCTTCAACAACTTGGATTTTGTCAGGCTACAAAAAAGCATGTCCAATTCTTCGTAATATAGTCAATCACCTTATCTTGAAGAGAGAACAAGCTCGGTTATGTCTCTGGATGGAGACAAACTTAAAAGGTACAAGGCTTCAACAAGATGTGTTGAATGCTGTACGAGAAGAGTTTAAGCTAATGAAGCGTGACCCGCACAGACTAAGTGAAACGGCTCAAGAGAAACTTTTAACTCTCTTGGGAAGCTATAGTCGAAAGGATTGAAAAGTCCTAAGCAGATGAAATCATCGCTTCTTACAAGAAATCGCTTGTTATGGCGAACCTCGTCAACAAGATGACGATGCGTGGTAAGAAAGGTGATACGCTTCATATTCCTAGCCCCACTCGTGGTGCAGCATTCGCTAAAGCAGCTAACACTGCTGTTACGATTCAGGCGAACGTTGAGTCTGAAGTGCAGGTTACCATTAACAAGCACTACGAATACTCACGTTTGATTGAGGACATCGTCGAAGTTCAAGCACTTGCTTCGCTTCGTCGTTTCTACACTGAAGATGCTGGTTATGCATTGGCTACGCAGGTTGACTCTGATCTAATCCAGATCGGTCGTCTCTTCAACGGCTCTCATGCCGCTGGCGCTACCGGTGACTACAGTGTGTCCGGTACAACCACTGCTTACATCGGTGGTGATGGTACTACAGCCTTCGTTGGTGGTGCTGGTGCTGGTAACGCAACTGCACTAACTGATGCTGCTATTCGTCGTACGATTCAGCGTCTTGATGATGCTAACGTACCTCAAGATGGTCGTTACTTGGTTATCCCTCCTGTTGCTCGTAACACCCTCATGGGTCTTGCTCGTTTCACGGAACAAGCCTTTGTTGGTGAGCAAGGTGGTAACAACACCATTCGTAATGGTCAGATCGGTGATGTGTACGGTGTTAAAGTGTTTGTTAGCAGCAACGCTGACACTGCTTATGCTTCGTCCGGTACTGCTCCTCGTGCTTGCTTGATGTTCCACAAGGATGCAATGGTTCTTGCAGAGCAAATGGCTGTTCGCTCACAGGCTCAGTACAAGCAAGAGTACCTTGCTACGCTGTACACTGCTGACACGCTGTACGGTGTTGCAGAGCTTCGTAACGATGCTGGTATTGCTTTGATCATCCCTAGCTAATAAAAGCTAAAGAGGGGCTGCTTCGGCAGCCTCTTTCATATAAGAGGTTACTATGGTCACTTTTAGATGCAAATGGTCAAACAACTTAATGAATGTTGAATACGAATACGACATTGAGCAGATGCGTAGGCATCCAGACTATGAAGAAGTAAAAGAAGAAGATAAAAAACAAGAAAGTAAAGTTAAGGTCACAAAGTCAACTAAAGAGGATTGATTGTGTCTAACTATACCAAAAGCACTAACTTTGCTGCTAAAGACTCCTTACCAAGCGGTAATGCGAATAAGGTTGTAAAAGGCACTGAGATCAACACAGAGTTTGATAACATAGCTACGGCTATTGCTACTAAAGCAGATCTAAACTCTCCTACACTGGTTACACCTAACTTAGGCACACCATCAGTAGCAGTGTTGACTAATGCGACTGGATTACCATTAACAACAGGTGTTACAGGTACGCTTCCAGTTGCTAATGGTGGTACTGGTGCTACTACCTTTAGTGCTGGTGCTTTGTTGAAAGGTGCTGGTACGTCCGCAATCACTACAGCAACTGCTGGTACTGATTATGCACCAGCAACATCTGGTACAGCAATTCTAAAAGGAAACGGTACAGGAGGCTTTAGCAATGCTGCTGCTGGAACAGACTATGCCGCTGCTACAACAGGTACTTCAGCACAGTTATTAGCTAACAATGGTAGTGGTGGTTTCAGTAACGTAACTGTTGGTAGTGGTCTATCTTTGTCTGCTGGTACACTTTCAACAACTGGTGGAGCATCAATCTCTGCTGGTGACTCTAATGTCACTGTTAGCGATACAGGATCAAACGGAACCGTTACTGTTCAGACTGATGGCACCGAGCGGATGCGTATCACCTCCTCCGGTAATTTATTAGTTGGGACGACTACCAACAACGCTTCAGGCGGCGTAATTCAAGTCTCCAACGGCATCACCTTCCCCGCCACGCAATCGGCATCCTCAGACGCTAATACGCTGGATGACTATGATGAATATACAGCGGCAAGCAGTGCTTGTACTCAGGCTTTAACAGTTTCCGTTGTTTGGAAATTAACAAAAGTTGGAAATGTTGTAACTTTAATGCTTCCTCCAACTTATGGAACTTGTGTATCAGGGGCTTCTTATTGGCAATATGGAGTGTTACTTCCATCAAAATATCGCCCTGCAAATTCAATGACTTTTCCAGTTGGACTTAAAGACAATGGCTCAGTCGTAACTGGAATTATGGGAATGATTTACATAACCACAGCAGGAGAGATTCGTGTGTATAAAGCATTTAATGGTCTTGACACATTTACCAATGGAACTGCTATTGGTATTGCTCAAGACGCAGGCACTTCAATTTCTTGGATAATTTAAGGAAAAATCATGTCATTAAATAAAACTACTGTTGTAGACCAAATTACTGTTGAACAAAATGGGGTTATTTTTTTTCGTGAGGCTATTAGCATTATGGAAAATAATATTGAACTCTCAAAAACTCATCAGCATACATCTTTAACACCCGCACAAGACCTGACAGGTATTCCTGCAAATGTCGTTGCAATCTGCAATGCGGCTTGGAAACCAGAGGTTGTAGCAGCTTATGAAGCAGCGCAGTTGGCATCGCAGTTGGAAGTACAACCAAATCCTTAACATGATACCTAAGGACAACAAACATGGCTCTCCAAGCTGATGAACATGTCAAACAAGTTGGAGATGCTATCTCAATCCTCACCGTGGTGGGGACTTTGGCTGAACTGCTACCAGCAATAGCTGCAATCTTAACGATTATGTGGACTGCTATTCGTATATGGGAAACAGATACCGTTCAATGTATGTTTAGACGTAACAAGGGGAATAAAAATGCCGATGGTAGCGAATAAGAAGTTTCCTTACACAGCTAAAGGTAAAAAAGCTGCTGAAGAGTATGCATCAAAGAAAGCAAAGAAGATGCATGAGAAGAAAGAATCTAAGGCTATGAAGGCTAAAGAGAAGAAGATGGGTTATCCGTCATGAAACAGAAACCAGCTAAAGTACGTAAAGTTATGAGAGAGTACAAAGAAGGTACTCTACACAGTGGCAAAGGTGGTCCTGTGGTTAAATCTCGTAAGCAAGCAGTTGCTATTGCTTTGTCTGAAGCTGGTATGTCTAAGCCAAAGAAAAAGAAATGAAAGAAGGACTATACGCTAACATCCAAGCCAAGCGTAAGCGTATCGCTGAAGGCTCTGGTGAGAAGATGAGAAAACCTGGCACTAAAGGTGCTCCTACAGCAAAAGCATTTAAGGAGGCAGCAAAAACTGCTAAGAAGAAATGAAAAAGGATTCTAGGCTGGAAAGAGCAGGAGTGTCTGGATATAATCGCCCTAAAAAAACCCCAACACATCCTACTAAATCTCACATTGTTGTAGCAAAGGACGGTGATCAAGTTAAGACGATTCGGTTCGGTCAACAAGGTGTTTCAGGTTCTCCAGAAGGTTCTGCTAGAAATAAATCATTCAAGGCTCGCCACGCTAAGAACATTGCTAAAGGTAAGATGTCTGCTGCGTACTGGGCTGATAAGGTGAAATGGTAATGGCTACATTCTTAGACTGCATCAATGGTGTTCTACGCCGTATACGAGAGACAGAGGCTATCACGCCAACTGATACAGCCTATGTTAAGTTAATTGGTGATTTTGTTAATGAAGCTAAGAGAGAAGTTGAAGATGCTTGGAACTGGTCTGTGCTTCGTACAACAAAGACAATCACCACTGCTAACGGTACACAGAACTACGAAATACCTACCACTAATCCAAGAGCAAGGTTGTTAGTGGTTTACATACCATCGCTGAAGAGAGATCTTCAGCAAGCTACACAGAATCAAATGCATGAATGGAATAATCTTCAAGGTTCAGTGAATGGAGATCCTTTTTATTTTTCTATTGGTAACAGCACATCATCTACTGGTGTTATTACTCTTGATCTATGGCCTATCCCATCGTCAGTGCTAACGGTAAAGGTAGACTGTGTTATACCACAGGCTGATTTGTCCGCTAGTACTGATGTTGTTTATGTCCCTTCAGAGTTAGTTATCCAAGGTGCTTATCTTCGTGCTATCAATGAACGTGGTGAAGATGGTGGACGTTTGAGCGAACAACAAGCTGATCTATACCGTAAAGCAGTGGCTTCTTATATCTCTATTGAAGCAGAGCGTTACGGTGATGAAACAACCTGGGAGTGGTCATAATGGCTGCTGAACTGAGGTCAATAAGTATTGTTGCCCCAGGCTTTGCTGGTCTCAATACTCAAGACTCTTCTGTAGCTTTACCTAAAGAGTTTGCACTTCGTGCTGAGAATGCTGTTATTGACCAATATGGTCGTATTGCAGCTAGAAAAGGTTGGGATAACGTTAACACTACCTTAGGTTTTAACGGTGAAGAACCATCATTGATCTTTGAGATTGTTAAGTCTGATGGTACTACAGTTATCGGTTCTATCGGTGATAAGAAGATCTTCACTGGTACGACAACACTTACTCAGGTTTACTCTGATGCTACCTGGACAGCACAGAACTGGAAAGCAGTAAACTTTAATAGTCATACTTACTTCTTTCAACGTGGTCATGATCCACTGTTGTATGATCATGCTGGTAACACATGGCAGAAGATGTCAGCACATGCTTCTTATTCAGGTACTGTACCATTAGCCAATGAAGTGTTAGCAGCTTACGGTCGTCTATGGGTTGC